TTTTTTCATATCTATCAACATATATTTGTAATTTACTTTTTAATTCATTAATTTCATTTTCTTTTTCAATTAATTTTTGTTTTAAATCTTGAATTTCAAATTCCATAATAAATAAATAATATTTTTTTATTTTTCTATATAAAAATATATAAGAATATATTTTTATATAGAAAAATAAAAGTCGGCATTTAAAATTGGAAAAGGTGTAATATTATATTACAAATTTGCAAAAAAATAATTATATATTATTGTCTTTATATATAGATATGTTAAAGTGTAATTATATTATTTTTTTGTATATCTATAAAATATATATGTATAAATAAGGATAAAAAATATATTTAAATATAATAATAATATATATTTAATTAAATAATAAATAACAATGTCTCTAATACCATTAGAACTAAAAAAATTAATAGACGAATATCAAATAACACATCAATATAATAAAAAAAAAGAAATTCATGAAGAAATTTATCGGAAATTTTATAATCCAAAAGAAGAAGCTGACAATAATATTTTAAACTATATATATTCCAATCCTGAATTTTTAATTAATAAAGCTTATAAAAAATATCTTAAACCAATTGAATTAGATACATTCGTATTAAATAATCAACAATTATTTCTTAAAAAAATATTTTCAAATAATACCAATATTAATGGTATGTTATTTTTCCACCAAACCGGAGCCGGAAAAACTTGTTCTGCTTTACAAATCGCTAAAAATTTTAAAGACAACTCCAATATATATAAAAAAAGAATACAAATTATAACCGGACAAGAATCTGTTTTTAAAAATGAAATATTTGATCCACGCAAACTTAAAGATGGATATATGAAACAATGTCTCGAAAATGAACTTATTGATAGTATTATTTATAATAAAGATATTGATAAAGATTTAAATGTTTTTAACGATTTATCTTTAAAACCTCAATCTTTTATACACAATGAAACATTCAATCGTAAAATTAATAAATATATTAGAAGTCATTACCGCTTTACAGGATATTTAAAATTTTCAAATGATTTCGAAGCTGAATATATAGATAAAAAAGGTTCAATAAATATTGATGCAGTTATTAATGATTTTTCAAATATGATAATTATCATTGATGAGATTCAACATATTCGTCATACATCTTCATCTACTTCATCAAATAACGAGACCAAAAAAATTATTGACACACTTAAATATATTATGAAATATGGTAAAAATAATAAAGTATTATTCTTATCAGCTACACCTATGTTTAATAAATATGATGAAATTAGTTTAATTATGGAATTACTTTATTTAAATGATAATAAAGATATTGATACAAATATATTATTAGATAAAGATACTAACAAATTATTAGATTCCAGTAAAACTAAATTACTTAACTTTGCTAATCAATATGTATCTTATGTTAGAGCATTTAACCCTTATATTTATCCTATTAAATTATATCCCAATATATATAATGATAAAAATATATTATTACCCAAAAATTATCCTAATACTGATATATTAAATGAACCTATTCCCGAAAATCAACAAATTAAACAATTAGTTCTTTTTGGAAATAAGCTATCTTCATATCAAATCGATTTATATAATATTATCTATAATTATATCAAAATTACTTCACCTACCAATAATAATTCAAATAATAACTCTAATTCTAATAATAATTCTAATTCTAATAATAATTCTAATAATAATTCTAATTCTAATTCTAATTCTAATTCTAATTCTAATTCTAATTCTAATAATAATAGTAATAATGAACAAAATAATATTATTGAAAAAAAAAATATAAAACCACCCAAAGAACTATATAATGTTGAAAGTGATGACAAAATTGAAGATAGTTTATTTGAAGACTTGACAAAATTAGATTTAACATCAAAAAATAAATTTTTATTATTAAGTAAAATATCTAATATAGTTTTCCCTAATTTAAAAGAAATATTTATTAAAGATGCTGATGCTAAAATGGATACTACAAATTTTTTATCGATTGATAAAAATATAGTTAGTTATAAGACAAAAGAACCATTTTTATCACCTAAATATTTACCAAAATATTCTGCAAAAATATCTAATATTATAGATTATGCGGATAATAGTGAAGGTATAATTATTATATATAGTAGATATATTAAATATGGTATTTTACCATTAGCATTAGCTTTGGAACATATCGGATATAATATGTTCTATGATGGAGAATATAATAAAAACATTTTACATCAAGATTATAGAAAAGAAAAACCAAATGGAAAACATTATACAGTTATATCAGGGGCAAAATCTGTCAGTAGTTCTGGATTAATATCATTAACTCGTAATATTGAAAAAACTATGAAAGAATGCACTGATGAATCTAACAAAGATGGTAATAAAATTAAAATAATAATTATATCAGATACTGGAACAGAAGGATTAGACTTTAAAAATATCAGACAAATACATATTATGGAACCATGGCATAATTTAAATAAAATGGAACAAATTATTGGACGCGGCATTAGATATAAATCACATATGTTTTTACCACATGAAAAACATAATTGTATTATATATCATCATGTAGGATTATTACAAGATGTTTCACAAAAGCAAAAAATAGAAACAGTTGATTATAGATATTATAAACTTTCAGAATTTAAACAACAAATGATATCATATGTTGAACGTATATTAAAAGAAGGAGCTATTGATTGCAATATTAATAAAGAAAGTTTAATTTATGAAAAAGAAGGTGGTATTAAGAAAGATTTATTATTATCAGTATATGATAAAAATAAAAAAAATATACAAATTAAAGATTATGAAATATATGATATTAATTATAGTAAAGAATGCGATTATGACGAATGTAAAATTACATGTAATCCTGAATTTGATATTGATAAGATTATAAAAGAAAAAGAACTTAGTAAATTACATATTATATTGCACGATATCAATAATTATATTAAATTTATATCACATATTTTTCAAGAACAAATTATATATGATTATTCAACTATTATGTCTAAATTATCTCAAATTATTAATGTTAATGAAAATATATTACAATTAGCATTGTATAAATTAGTTAAAGATAAAATACCTATCACTATTCAATATGAATACATTAAATATCAACATAAAAATAAAAATATAGACAATAATAATACATATAAATCTAATAATTTTATTAATAGTAAATTTGAAGAAGTAATCGATAAAACAACCAAAGTTATCGGATATATTATTATAAAAAAAATAGATGATAACAATTTTTATATATTTCAACCAAATTCTATAGATGATATGAAAATATTATTAAGTGAAAGAAAACAACAATCCCGTCAATTATATTATAGTGAAAATAAAGGTCTTGATTTAAAGAAAATTAGTTTATATTCGGCAAAATATACACATAAACAACAAATAAATAATGATGAAAAAATAAAAATAAATACTAATGTAATTGATATTATTAAATATGTTTATAATTCTTATAAAAAAATTAATAAATTTATTAAATATTGTTTTATTCCAATTCAATATCAAGAACCATTAATTATATGGTTAATGATTATAGACCGATTAGAAACAAATAAATTAATTGATTTATGTAATTTATATAATACAATGATTTTATTAGGATATAATAAAGATATTAATATGAATATTGACCATTCCTCCAAAATTATAAAAGGAAATGAACAATTGAAACAATTTAAAGCAACATTAGTTGAATATTTTGAATCTGGAAATAGTAATAATAATAATAATAGTAATAATACTACTTTAACAAATAATTTTATTAAAAGTAAAGATACAGCACATAAGAAATTTAATAAGCAAATCCAATTTTTTATTAGTAATATGAAATATTTAGAATGTTCTTTTAATTATGATTTAAATTTTATTTTAGCAAAAAATGGATTAATTGAATTAATTCAAAGAGATATATTTACAAATAAAGAATATGTATCACAATATTATGAAACTGAAAAAAATTATTTTACATATGAACCAGTATCTCAAACATTAGTATTGGGATATATTGAAAAATTTAATAAATTAACAGAAGAATATATTAAAACTAAGAAAAAAGTTGGCTATTCAGAAGTCGCTATTGGAATTCACGAAAAGTTGAAAAATTCATCCACAATCAGCTATGTATATAAAACATTAATTGCAACAAATAGATTATATACATTAGATACAAAGGCAACAGTTGGCACTAAATGTTATACTAATAATAAAAAAAACTATGAATTTATTGAAGAATTATATAATAACCTTAATTTAATAATAACTAAATATAATAAAGCTAATAAATATGATATAACATGCAAAGATTTAATACAATTACCAATTGTGTATAAAGATTATAAAGTATTTATGGATATAAATGTTAAAGCGAATGTTAAAGAATTAGTTGGTGGTTCAAAGCAAAAAAAAAATATAGAAACTAAAGTATATAGATTTAATAAAAATAAATGTATAAAAGAACAAATATGTTATGTATCAGAATATATTAATAGATTATATAATATTGTTAGACCAGAATATATTACATTTGGTCATTCATATATTTTTAAACATATTATTAATGAATTAAAAAAAAAAAAGAAAGCTAATTAAGGCAATTCGGATTTTCAGAAATTCAGAAAATCCGAATTTTATTTTTTCATTTATATATATATTATAATATAATAAAAAATAATAAAACTAATAATAAAACTAATAATAAATAATTATGACACTAAATCTTAAAGAATGTGATATTACTAACATTAATACAACAAAAAATGAAAAAATTATTATTGATATTTATAAGAAAATTTTAAATAACAAAATTAAGATTGACATTAATAATGAAAAAAATGATTCTTTCAAATCCAATATGAATTCTTTGTTTGACAACAATAATAGAAAAAATAACTATATTGACCAAATAATTAAAAATACTATATATACATATATACTTACAAATGAAAAAGTATTTACAGTAAATAATAAAGAAGATTGTATCAAAAAAATAATTGCTAAAAAATCAAAAAAAATTGGTTCAGGCTTTTTCGGAACAACTTATAAAATTTCTGAAACACGTGCTGTCAAAGTTGCCAGATTAAATTTATGGCAATTAAATAAAGAACCAATTAACGACTTAAATCTTATTCAAGAAATAAAAAAAGAATATCTTATTTTGAAAAAATTAAATGGCACACATTTATCACCTAACACACATAATCTTAGTTTTTGTATAACCAATAATGAAATATATATGATGATTGAAATGGATTATTTAAATAAATATATTGAAGCTGTTGAATTCTTCAGACAATTAAAAAAGAAAGATAAAAAAAATTTCTCTAAAATTAAACAAAAAATATATGATGCAATGAATATTATGATGAAAAAATTAGATAAATTAGGCATTTATCATGGTGATTTACATTTAAGCAATATTATGATTCATAAGAACACACATGATATTAAATTTATTGATTTTGGTATAGCAAATAATAAACCGCCTAAAAATAAATTAAGAGACTATCGGTTTAATAAAAATATATTTAATATCGATAAAATATCTGATTATATTTATAAATATTTAATTGAGAATTTTAATATTTATATTATTCAATCACCAAATAATATAAATAAACTACTAATATATGAGAAAGATAAAAAATAAAAATTCGGATTTTCTGAATTTCTGAAAATCCGATTTTTTTTTATAAATCTTTATAATATATTTTTTTTTATTTAATAATAATAAATAGTTATAAATTTATAATTTAAGTATAATGGATAAACTTAATAAAACTTTTTTACATCATCAGCGTATAAATAAATTCAAAGCTAAAGTTGATAATAGTTTAGATAAATTTCGCAAAATACATATTAAGATACAAAATGAAGCAATTAAGCAACGTATTAAAAATAAAAATATACCATCTTATGATACTGCATTATTAACCAAATTTGCAACATCAAAAGAACATAAACATTTCTTATCTAATGATATGAACTGTTTCTTTAAAAATGATGTTGATAGCACAGATATTACAACCAAATTTATTAAAAAATATAGTAATTCCAGTAAAAAAATCGTATTTGGAGAATATAAAATTGATATACATATGGTAAATAATGTTATGCACAAGCAAAAACTTCCAAATGCCGGTTTTCCTGCTATATCTATTGCAACAACTTGTAAAAAAAAAGGAAATATTAGTTATTGCCAATTTGCAAAAATTAAATGTGATGATAAAGAGTCATGTCAAGTAATGGTTAATGAACTAAATAATTCTAATGTTTATGTTATTGATGTTGATAAAAAGAATAATTGCATAACTACTCTTGATATTAATAAAAATAATAAATGTTCTGTCCTATTTAATAATAATATATATGATTGCTTACCATTTTGGGATAATCTTAAAAATATTAGTTCTTTGAATTTTTGCACTTGTATTGTTGATATTGATACAGTTGTAGCTTGTATTGAATGGGGATTCGACAATAATGATAAACTTATTATTCCATTAGCTAAACAACCAGTCCAGAATACTAATAAAGCATATATGGCACATCATCAATCAGTTATAGATGAATATATTACACCTTTTCCATTTTTAAATGCCGACTTAACATAAAAAAAAATAGAAAAAGTATAATAACAATCCTCCTCAATGTGATAATGTTTTTCGCTTTTCATCAGTCGTTTTTTTGCGTCATT